CTCACGCTTGATCGCCTCCCACTCGTCCATGCTTTCGAGGATGCGTTGCTCACGCAGTTGCGCCTTGTGTTGCATGAGGGCTTTATGGTTGCGCTTGCCTAGCTCGACCATCTCCACGTACTGTTGGCGTAGCTCTTTCATTTGAGAGAGGGCGTAGTGTTTGTTCTTGGATGACTTGCTCATGATGTTATTCCTTTGAGTTGATGATGAATAAGACACCTGCAATGGTGTAGCCTGCAAGCACGAGTAATGCTTGGCGTAAGTAGTAACCGCTTGTATCAAAGCCGTAGCCAAGAGCTACGCAAGCACAGATGGTTAAGCAGAATATGAATAGCTTGTCGTTCATGATGATTCCTTGGTTTGACATTAAATGAAACAGCGGGCAGACCTCGCCCGCTGTACTCTCCGAAAAAACTGTGGAGAATTCTCCACACTTAGATTGCTTTGAGGAATCTACGCTTCTCGCCTGCGCTAAGTGCGTTGAACTTCTTGAGCAATTCGGCTACTGGGTCTGACTTGTTGTCAGTAGCTTTGCGTGGCTTGAGTGGGAAGTAATACTTCATTGCCGCCCTTGCCAACTCTTTGTTGTCGCCATCCCATGCGACAGTCTTTTCATTACGATAGACAGACTCACGAGTCTCGCACTCGTAGTGCTTACCAATGAGTGTGCCAACAGCCAAGCGATACTCGAACTGTTTCTCTGGTGTAGCTTTATCGTAGATAGGCTTGAAGGCTTTGAGTGCGACACCAACCTTGGCGTTTGCTTCCAATGCCTTACCGACGGCGACGATGTAACGATCGAACTGAATGTTCATGATTGAATCTCCAAAAGAAAAAACCTCGCAGACGGGCGAGGCAAACCGAACCGACTGAGTTCCCCCAATCGATGCATCTAGTATACCACAAGTCGTTGCCGTATCCCCTTGACAGTGTGGAGAGTTCTCCACTCTTGACCCCCACCATACCCCCACCAAGCCCTATTGGGGTGTGCCGTGCCGTCATGGTGTGAACACTGTTTCGTAGGCGCAAATCAATTTCTAAAAAATCCGGAATCACAATACTGTACAAAAACACAGTACCCCCAAAAATTTTATAAAAAATTGGAAAAACCTCGTGGCAAAAAAAAAGCCCCGAACCTTTCGATCCGGGGCAAAGATGGCAACTGAAACCATCAAGGAGAAGCAAATGCTTGCACACTTGCCGAAAAGGAGTGTACACTCTCGCCAACGAGGAAGCAACTGAAAAGGATTCCTACGCATGTTAGATCACTTGGTGCATTTTGAACCTGAGGTCACCACTCGGGGAAGCTTTGAAAAACTGGACGACGCGACGCCCAGTGATGTTCTGTCGGCGCAAGTTGCTACAGAGCAGTGGTTAGCAGAGTTGGGTGTGGATGACGACGAAGTGGTTGCTAACCAACAACAGACACAAGCTGCGCGAAAAGCGTTCAACGCCGTGACTACCAATACGGACACCGCCGATCAAAAGGCAAGTCTTGCAGAGCTAAAAACCCCAGCGGCTGTAAGACATCTAACAGGTATGTTGGCTGCATACGACTGGCAGTTTATAGACATGGCGCAGGAGATCCGGGGCTACACGGTAGCCAAACTGGTTGAAGAGACAAAGTCCCCCAACGCCAACATCCGTCTCAAAGCCCTGATCGCGCTAGGCAAGGTCACGGAAGTGGGGCTCTTTACTGAGCAGATTGAGGTTAAGAAGATTGAGATGTCGGATGCTGAAGTTGAGCAACGCATTAAAGATAAGTTGGCCAAGTTCATGGGAGTGATAGACGTGGTGGACGTTTCCGAGCGCCCAGACGATGTCCCAGAAGAGAAGAATGATGGGACAGATGAACATTGAGCAGTTCACATCCATCAGCAAAGTGGAGGTTGAGGCGATTAAAAAAGCGCTTCCGCACATGGCGCTGCATGACAAGATTGAACTTCTTGACGATTTAGATGTGCGCGAACGCCGTGTTAGCCTTAAAGCAGCTAAGACGAATATGTTGGGCTTTGCTACATCTGTGTACCCCGGCTTTAAGATTGGCCCACACCACAGGAAGCTGGCAAAGATCTTCACGGACGTGGTCGAGGGCAGGAAAAAGCGGGTGATTATCAACATCGCGCCGCGTATGGGTAAGTCTGAGTTCTCCTCTTACCTGTTCCCAGCGTACTTCCTTGGCAAGTATCCCGACAAGAAGATCATCATGGGCACGCACACTGCGGGTCTGTCGGAGGACTTTGGTCGGCGCGTACGTAACTTGATTGATTCAGATGAATATCGAGATGTTTTCCCACAAACATTGGTGGCAGACGATCAGAAAGCTGCCGGTAAATGGTCTACAAGCGCTGGCGGTCAGTATTATGCTGCTGGTGTCGGGGGCGCTCTTGCTGGTCGTGGTGCTGATCTGTTCGTTATTGACGATCCTCACTCGGAGCAGGACGTTAAAATCAATAGTCGACTGGCTTTTGATACCGCATGGTCGTGGTTCCAGACGGGCCCGCTCCAGCGTTTGATGCCGGGCGGTGCGATCATCATTGTGATGACGCGTTGGTCGCTGTTAGACCTGACTGGGCGCTTAATTGACTATCAGTCAAAGAATCCTGACTCCATTCCGTGGGAGATTGTGGAGCTTCCGGCCATTTTGAACGAAGACGAGGACAACGAGAAGTCGCTTTGGCCCGAGCAGTGGCCACTTGAGAGCTTAAAAGCTACAAAAGCGTCAATTGATCCGCGATATTGGAACGCGCAGTACATGCAGCAGCCCACATCTGAGAACTCGGCCATCGTCAGCCGTAAAATGTGGCGTATTTGGGAGCCAGATGACCCGCCAAGGTGTGAATACATCATCCAGTCATGGGATACGGCGTTTGAAACCAAGAACAACTCGGACTACTCTGCTTGTACGACGTGGGGGATTTTTTACAATGAGGAAGAAAACGATACGCCTCAGCTTATGTTGCTGGATGCTTTCAAAGACAGGATGGCTTTCCCTGAACTCAAGGTTATCGCGCTCAAACATTACAAAGAGTGGGAACCAGACGCGTTCATTGTGGAGAAAAAGGCAGCTGGCGCACCACTGATTCAGGAACTCAGGGCGTTAGGCATACCTGTACAAGAATTTTCCCCAAGTCGTGGCAACGACAAGATGGTGCGAGTGAACGCGGTTGCGGATTTATTCAGTTCAGGTAAAGTCTGGGCACCCGACACACGCTGGGCACGGGAAGTGATTGAAGAAATGGCCGCGTTCCCAGTTGGGGAGCACGACGACTACGTGGACACAACAACACAAGCGCTGCTACGCTTTAGGCAAGGCGGCTTTATCAGTTTAGACACGGACGAGAAAGACGACCTTGAAATCTTTCGCCGCCGGAAACACGAATACTACTAGGAACACACATGGCAACGAATATTGATAAAGCGCTGTACCAACAACCCATGGGCATCGACGCGCTGGGTGAACAAGAATCCCCCCTTGAGATCGAGATTGTTGATCCCGAAGAAGTCACCATCGGCATGGACGGGGTAGAGATCACCATCACGCCCGGAGAAGACGACGATGAAGAAGGCTTCAGTGATAACTTGGCGGAGTACATAAAAGACGGCGCGTTGCAGTCGTTGGCTGGGGACTTGGTGTCTGACATTGACAACGACAAGAATGGCCGCAAGGATTGGGAGAAGACGTACGTTGATGGTCTGAAACTGCTCGGCTTGCAGATTGAAGAGCGGACAGAACCATGGAACGGCGCATGCGGTGTGTTCCACCCAATGATTACTGAAGCGGTTGTACGCTTTCAAGCAGAGACAATCACTGAGACGTTCCCAGCCCGAGGGCCTGTGCGTAGCAAACTCATCGGCAAAGAAACGCCAGAGATGAAAGAAGTTGCGTCTAACGTTGAAGACGACATGAACTACGAGTTGACGGAAGTCATGACGGAGTACCGCGCTGAACACGAACGCATGCTCTGGTCACTGCCAGCCACAGGCTCAGCGTTTAAGAAGGTGTACTACGATCCCAATTTGGGACGTCAGGTGTCTATGTTTATTCCTGCGGAAGATATGTATCTGCCGTACGGCACAACGGACTTGGATACTTGTTACCGCATCACGCACGTTATGCGCAAGACCAAGAACGAGATCATTAAGTTACAGCAGGTTGGCTTTTATCTTGACGTTGATTTGCCTGACGCGCCCAGAGACTTGACAGACATTCAAAAAGCCAAGGACAAAGAGACAGGCTTTAGTGATTTGAATGACGACCGCTACACCTTGTATGAGTGCCACGTTGACTTGAACCTTGAAGGTTATGAAGACAAGGACGACGCAGGTGAAGAGACCGGCATCATGTTGCCATACGTTGTCACGTTGATTAAAGGCTCCAACGACATCCTGTCAATCCGCCGCAACTGGAAGGAAGATGATGACCTCAGACTCAAGCGCCA